CTAGTCCGGCCTAAACCCCAACATTTTTGACACGATACCCGCCATGCTCTTGGTGTCCTTCGGTATCCATCTCCCGTAATGCTTTCGCACCATGGTTGTATCGGCGTGCCCCAGTTGCCTGGCCACCCATTCGACCGGAACGTAACTCGACAGCATTTGACTGGCAAACGTGTGGCGGCATTGGTTGGCGCCTCGGTGGCGGACCTCTGCTTTTTTCAGATGGGCAGTGAACCAGTTGCTTAATGTCTTGCCGTTCCAGAGTAAACCGCTGGTCGAACTGCGGAAAAGGAACCTGACTTTCATCTTCTTGGACGTGATGTTGTCGCGTTGGATAACGGTGATCTCTTCGGCTACAGCTTCCTTTGCGGCGGCAACTATCTCTTTCATTAGTACGAGGGCTGGGTCTATGAGTTCGATGGCTCGAACCCTGGAGCGCTCTTTGGGGACTTTGAATTCTCCTACCACCAGTGCGCGGCGGACGTGTACCAGGCCGGCTTCAAGATCTACGTCTTCAACGGCGAGTCCGATGAGCTCGGAAAGGGACAATCCGGCCCAGCAGTTGAACTCAATCATCCTGGTGTCAGTTCGGCGGTCAGGATCTGCTTCGGCGATCAGCTTGATCTCGGTACGACTAAAAGGGTCGGCATGCTCCAGGTCGACGTCCGATCCGACGTTGCTGATCCTGTCGAGCGGGTTAGCTTTCAGGATGCCATCGCCGAATGCATCGGCCCAGATACCTCGGATGACGGTAAAAATGTCATTCACTGTCTTCGGGGCCAAGCCTTGCTTGAGTAACTGTGCTTGAAACAACTCGATGTCGCTCTTACTGATGTCGACGATTCGACGCTTGCCGAATTTGTTCTCGACGTGCACAGCTTTACTGACGTAGTTGATGACGGTGCTCGAAGCTTTGAGCGCGCGTTGAACCTCCAGCCAGCGGTCAATACCTTCCTTTACGGTACGCTTGAGCGAAGGACCGCCAGTCCCGGTGAACATGGCAGCTCTTGGCGATTTGGGAAAGTGGGCCGCATAGTCGAAGCGGCCCTCTTTGATTTCCGCGAGAATGGTACGTCGCTTGTTGTCGGCGTAGGCGATCGCGGCCTTGTTTACCTTCGAGATCCCTTCCAGTGGTTCCCGGCACCGTTGACCGTTGAAGATGAACCAGATGCGGAGTTGCTTGCCGTTCATCTCCACGCCAGTTGGCATCTTGTTGATCATGGCTTCCCTTCCATCCAACGCTCAATGGCCGCGCGGTTGTAGACGATCACGTTAGCTGGGTCGTAACGCCAGTGCTTGCCCTCAAGCCACAGACCTCGGGAGCGGTATTTGCGAACCGCTTCGGTGCTTAGGCCGAAGACCGGGTACAGCAGATCCTGGCGAAACCATGCGCCGGGGGTGATGTTGAAGTCGAGTTTTTCTGCTGCGCTCATGCTGCCTCCGGTGTTTTCACGAGTTCAGGATCTGTGTCACAGAGTCCGTATGCGCTGGAGCAGGCCTGCGCATCTGTTGCAATCATCAGGTCGTACTGGATACCTCCTCGAGCGGTCTTGGACCACTCGACGGCCTGGCGAATGCTAGCGATCTCCATCACTTCGATCGCACTCATGTTGGCAATAGAGCCCTTTGGATGCTTGGCGTTTGACCCTGCAAAGAACGTGGCGGCGCCGCGTTTGCTGGCCTGCTGGACAGTTCGCTCCCAGCGATCGATCCGGTCAATCACGTCAGGGAACCGGAGGGCAATTTCGCGTAATTCATCCTTGCGGCAGTTGATGCAGGGCATGCAGCCGACGCGCCCCATGCCCTGGGAATAAAGCGGATTCGGTTTGATACCCATGTAGCGGTGAGCCTCGAACACTGCTGGAATATCCCACTTTAAGATCGGCCGGTAGTTAAATAGGCCGCCGCCCACTTCGTCACACTCGGGCAAATATCGCCTGTTAAGCGATTCTTCAGCGCGTACACCTTGCCAGCTCAGGATCATGTCGCCGGCACCCATCAAAGGCATAACTACTTGTTCAAACATAGGGTCGCGTTTCAGCTCTATGGTGCAGAACTGGGCTTTGCGGCTAGGGAACCGGCCTTTCCAGATGCACAGGTCTAGGAACGGGTTGCCGGTTGGCTGCAGCACGTCCAACGCTGCCAGCACTACCTCCTCTGCTATGCCTTGCGCCCGCCATTTCGATTCGATGAATCGGCGCTTGCCTTCAATACGCTGGGTGAAATCAGCACGCACGCGGGTTATTTTCGTGCGTGTAGCTTGTTCCAGGTAATCCAGGTACTCGTGGGTCTGTTGGTGCTCGTTGCCGGTGTCCGCGAAGACGGCCTGCAGGTTGGGTGCCTCTAAGGCAATTGCGACCAACAGCGTCGCCGTGCTGTCTTTGCCGCCGCTGAGGCTGATGATGTTGTGCGTAGTCATTGATGCACCTCTTCCTGTTACATCCGAAACGATTGATGAGCACGCGACGGCGGTAATTTCTGTTCAGCAGGTTGTGCGCCGTCAGACTGGATCTCACACACGAAGCGGTGCCGTTTCCGGTTGGGGGCTGTCAGTGCTTTGGTGAGCCCAGGAATGGTGCCAATGCACTGCTCGTATGCGTCCGGTCCATTCCAATGCTGAGCTAGCAATACCTGGCAGTTCGTTCGTGTGGCGTCTGCGCACAGGTAGAGCAAAAGAAAGACCGTCATACGGCACCCCTCGGCTGAGCCACGCTTATATGTCCCGAAGCGTGCGCATACCCCACGACAAGCTGCGCGGGCGGGCGTCCTGAAGCGGTATGCGTTGCATCGCTGACCGCTGCCCCGCGCAGCTTTTCGTGGGGTATACGTGCCTTGGTAGTGACGCTGGAAGGAGCAGTAATGCCTGCTGCTGCGCAGCTGAGACTGTTTGTTTCTGGCGTGTCGACACCACTGGTGCTGCGGAGTAAAGCGGCCACGGCGCTGATGTTTTCCTGTTGGTTCTTCATGCCGCTTTCCTCCGATGTTCGACAGCGAGTTGGTCCATCAGGCGCTGGTGATAGGTGAGTCGGGCTTCTGCGGCAGGCCATGGACGGATGATTTCAGCCATGGGTTGTATGCCGACCAAACAATCCCATATAGCCGGATCGGTTGGCATGAGGTCGCGGCGTTCGGTGGCCAGCGCAATCAAGTCTGCCTGGTGAACGCATGCAGGAAGTTCCGCAGCAATGTCGAAGCGCTGGCACACGCGTTGCCATACCCAGTCTTCAAAGTCTTGGTATGCATGTATCCACTGCTTAAGTGGCTTGGTCATGTCGCCCAGGTACGCCTCTGGCGCGTCGTGGAGTAAGGCGGCGAGCTTGTGTTTTTCCGGCACCAGCTCGGCGACGATGCAGCTGTGTTGAGCCACGCTGTAGAACTCGCGGGTATGCCCATTGAAGCGGCAGAGGTGTGCCAGTGAGTGGGAGATGTCCCGTGGATCGATCATGTCGGCGTCAGGCTCGAACAGATCAAAACGCTTGCCGGTGTGGGTGAGGATCCAGTTCATGCGGCCTCCTTCACGAGATCGGCCAGCAGCAGGGCGTTGTCAGTTGTTTTATGCAATTCGCGGAGTGCGTCGTAACCAATCAGCGCTTTCAACTGTCGGTCAAATTCTTTGTTGTGGCGTGTTAATGCGCTCAGTTCCTTCATGGCCTCGGTGTACTGCTGTTGCAGTGTTCCAGCGGCTTGGGGCGTCAGACGCAGCATTGGGATAGCGCGACTCATGCTGCATCCTCCTGATAGAAGGAATTCAACTCGTCGGCCATGTTCAACGCGTGGTCACGTAAAATGAGTGCTTGAGTTGCGTGGCTTTCCGATTTGATGGCGTGGAAGAAATCGGCGGCGAGTTTGAGTTTTCCCGCGATGGCCAGAAGGATCTGACGGTCCTGGGGTTCCCTGATCAAAATCAGTTCCAGGCGTTCACATCTCCGTGTGGCGTTTTCGAGAGCAGTAGCGCCCGATGACTCGCCCTCCTCAATGCCCAGGATGTAGCCCTTAGCGTGGCCGTCGTCGTAGCCTTCGCTCCAGCCGTCCCTTAAGCCGCCTCGGTACCCGACCCAGTACAGAATGGCGAGTGCAATTACGAAGCTGATTAATGCGAAAATTTCAAATGCCGTCATGTGGTTTGCTCCTACTGTTGTGTTCCGCTTGGCTGGTGGTGCAGCGGTTGCGGTGGTGCAGCTGTTATCGAAGTGTGTCGGTTAAAGATTCATCGCTCGTCTGGCTGGGGTTGAGTGTTTGTCAGTTCTTCGTCTGCGGCATCAGCCTGGGTATCAATGAAGATGGCCAGATGGCGGATGTCGATAAAACGGGGGCGCTTGGCGCTGGTATCCAGAGTGGTGATGGGTAGCGCTACACGGCCGCTTGTCAGTGCGCGAGTGAAGTTGTCCTGGTTGAGATTGCTGAAGTAGCGTTCACGTACCTGTTCGACGGGTACGAGCAGATCCCCGAGGGTTCGGTACAGCAGGTCAACGGTTTGACTTCTGGGCGCTATCGGCAGGCGCAGTTCGCGCTGTACAGAGGCCGTCATGCTGCGTTCGCCTTATCTACTTGGGCCTTGAGCGTGCCGAGCGTCAGCTTTCCGGGCCTACGTTGCGGCGCTGCTTTGGCATGGGGTTGGTTACTGGCTCGAATATCGCGGTTGATAGCTGCCAATGCTGTGCGTGCTGTATTGCCAAAGGCCACGAAGCGCGGCAGTGGGGAGGTGCTGTCTAGCGGTTCGAGCACGGCACCTAGCTCAACTCCCTCAATGCCATAGCCGAGGCGCAGCATGGCGCGGGCGCGATAGTTGGGGCCGAGATCGATGACGAGATGGTCAAGAGCAGCCGCCAGTTGTAGGTGTTCGATCTGCAGCGGTGCGGCGCTGGCTTCGAGGGAAATGCCAGCAGCTGTGGCGGCCAGTGTGAGGTTGGCCAAAATTTTTTCGGGCGTACGGCGTTCTTCGGGCAGGTTCAGCAGCTCAATCAGTAGGGTATCAATCAGCTTGCGGTCCATGTGTGTTCCCTCGGGGGTGGTTCCAGGCGATTTCAACGTGGGTGCGTACTAGATCGCGTAGGTGCTCCGGTACTTCTGCCAGCGCGGCAATGCGTTCCTCGCGGGATCGCATCGCTGTGATCTGGCGGGCGTACTGGCGCGGCCATGCTTCAGGCTGTCTCATTACGCGACTTCTCGCGGGTCAGGCGCGGCGGGTGGTGCTGGGCGTTCAATACCGATCTGGTTGGCTAGCCAGGAGATGCCGATCTCAGTCACGCGAGTGGTACGTTGGTATTGCATCCCGTACTCCTCGTGAAACCAGCGGCTCTCGCGGGTGACCAAAAAGTCTTTGGTTGCGGCTGGGTTTGCTGGCAGGTTTTTTTTATCCAGCAAACCTTTGTCGCGCATGCGTTTCATCAATTCGCGGTGACCCAGACCAAGGCGTTGGGCTGCGCGTTTGAGGGATATGCTCATGTAGGCACCTCACGCGGCGGCCGCGAGGCTGTTGCGGTAGCCCTGCAGGAATTGATTAAGGTTTTCAGCCAAGATTACGTAAGCGCGCTGGTTGTCGGCGGGTAGGGTGAGTAGGCAGCCTGCGTCGTCGTCGATTTCGATCACGGCGATAAAACCGCCGCGTGGGTTGCGCTGTATCTTTAGAGAAGGCTCCAGTTCGTCAGCGATCAGATGGTAAATGCCGCGCCCACGGCGGATTGCCAGACGTAGCGTCGCCTCTATGTCACTGACAGCCTCGTGCTCATCGACGTCAGGCACACCGGTAGGGCTGCGGCCATTGGCGATACCTTCGATAAAGCTCGCAACTCGCGTGGCGTTGTTTTTGCGGTGCTTATCGAGGGTGACTGAGGTATTGCGTGTCCCGCAGATGCGCACCATCACCGTGATGCCAGCGGTGCACTGTTCGATCTCGACCTGAGCCGCTACGGATTGGCAGCCATCACACGAATTCAGGGTGTGATTGAAGGTGCCGCTAAGGTTTACCTGGGCCTGTAGACGGATGTAGGCGCTGGCGTTGAGAGATAGTCTGCTCATGCTGCACGCCCTCCATCGTCTGGATTGAAGGGGGTAGGCGTTGGGCTGGTGGTTGATTTGCGTTTGGTAGGGGCGAAGGCGCAGCCGTGGATTATGGCTAGGCGGCGCACCTCGAAAACGCGGCTTTCTGGGCACGTTGGTAGGACGTGTAACGTTGCGGTTTGCATGGGAATTGCCTCACTCTGTGGTGGAAGAGTGAGGCAAAAATAACTTAGGTTTTAATTTGGCGCAATAACCTAAAGATTAATTTTTGGGGAGGAGTGAAGAATTTATCGGGTTGAGGGTGGACCACCAAAAAATCCTTCCGATTATTTGGATGCGTTGCTCCATCACTTCCTCGAAGGAGTAGTCCTCGTCGGCGAATTCTTCAAAATTGTAGCTTCGTAGACGAATACCGCCGGGGACACGGTAAAGGAATTTGACCCTTAAAAGACCGTCATGGTCGAGGGCATAGATTTGCCCGTCGATGATCTTCGTCGTTCCTTTATCAACGCCAAGCGTCGCGCGATCCAGGATTAGGGGGTGGTTAGAGTTCCCTTTGTTTGTGGCGCACGCGGCATTAGAAGGATCTACGCCTGCTTTGCGCAATGTGTAGCTGGAAAACCAAACCTTGCGCCCATCGTCAATCTGGACGGACGACTTGCCTAACCCTGAAGCTATCTCAACTTCTTTATAAAGTGGTAAAGCGATCTCTCCCGCATCCATTGGGGTTAAATCGTCCCATAGAGAAAGCTCGCCCAGAACCAAAGGTGTTCCGTCGTGTGGTTGGAGCTTGCGGGTGGTTTCGTCGGTTGATTGGGGACTGGGAGTCACCACGCCCAGCTCAAGCCAATCTACGTCAACCTTAAGGGCTCTCGCAATTGCAGGTAGGAATCGGCTTTTTTGGGACTTTCCAGAGCTTATCTTCTGAATGCTTGCTTGGGTGCAACCAGCAGCTGAAGCTAAAGCTTCCTGACTGAAGTTGCGCTGAGACATCGCATGATTCAGACGATCTGCGAGGGTAGGCAGCTGAGTTTTATCTAAGTAGTTCATGGGAGGCAGGTTATAACTATGGTTATAAAAAGTCCAACAGCTAAAGTTGTTGACCGATTAATCCCAAGGTTATAATCTTTGCATCGTTTACTCATTTGAGGTGTTCTCATGACTACAAATCGCCTTGAACAAACTGAGCAGGCTGCCGGACCCATCCATGAAGGTTATGCCGCGCTAATGCGAGTTCTTGAGGCCTGTGGTAACAACCAATCTGAACTGGCCCGTCGCTGCAACGTCAAGCAGCCGCACGTTTGGAAGTGGCTCAAGACTGGGCGGGTGCCTACAGAGCGTGTTCATTCCGTTTCTCGGGCTTCGGAAGGAAAAGTTCTACCTCATGAATTGCGTCCAGATCTACCAGACCTGTTCCCGGTCCCTGTATTCCAAGCTGCTGCATAAGGCTTAGAAAAAAGGCGACCCAAGGGCCGCCCAGTTCCTCCCGGCAAACACCACCACAGTGCTGTCGGGTCGCGACAAGGGTAGGCGGGCAAACCACATGCAAACCGCCTCCTTTTATCGCGCTGCCAAGGCACGGATGCCTCGGGTTGCCTGCTAACCCACCACGGTCTGCAGGCTGTAACGGCAAGGCACATGCGGAGCGTGTGCCTTGCCATTGGGGTGCAGCCGGACTTCCTACCACAGAGCAACCGGCTGCATGCGACCACTTGTGAGTGACCACGGCACAACTGTATCAAACAGGCGTGCGGCGGTCACTGGCAGAGTTTTTGGAGTTTTGCCATGAACCGTAAACAGTTCAATTCCATTGAGCGCGCACGGCGTTCGCTGTTGACTCTACCGCAAGCTTTGCTCCACGCCGCACGTGACTACCCGGGCGGAGCTACTGCCATTGCCGCTATCGACGGTGGCAACGCCACCACCCTCAATCATAAGCTGAGTCTGACCAATACCAGCCACACGCCTAACATTGGCGATCTTGAATTGGTGCTAGATGCCACGCGCGATCCTCGCATTGTAGATGCGTTGCTGCATCCCATCGGTTGGGTGGGAATCGACGTTTCTGAGTTGAGCGACACCGACACGGCGCAGTCGCTAATGGCAGGCATTGGCGAGTTGCTTTCTCGTGAGGGGGAGTTAGCCACGCATGTATCGACCTCATTGTCCGATGACAAATTGGACGATGACGAACTAGCTGAGTTTGAACTGCTGGCCGAGCGGATGGTGCAGGCGGTGTTCAAGTTGCGCGCAGTGCTCCGCAAGATGCATGCGGAGGATCTGACCTATGTCTGACAACGCAGATGTTGCTGATAACGTCATTGCTCTTAATCTTGCAGTGGCGATGGCCGCGCGTCCTAGTGCCAATCCAGGCCAATGTACGCTCGAGTGCGTGGACTGCGGGGATGTCATCCTAGAGGCTCGGCGATTGGCAATGCTTGATCGCGGCTGTACGCGCTGCACTGACTGCCAGGAGCTGGCAGACCGGCGTGGGGTGCGAGCATGACCAATCACGAACTACTCGATGATGTGTTGGCCCAGTTGCAGGACTACGGGCTTAAACCAGAAACCCCACTGGTGATTGGTAAGCGAACGCGTTGCGAGTGCGACGGTGATAAGGCCCCGGAGAAAACGGGTTGGTATGTGATCTATGAGCATCTGACTGGTGACGGCAAAACACTGTATTGCGGCGCTTTTGGCGACTGGCGTCAGGGTGAAAAAGGCAGTTGGCAGAAGATCAAGCCAAAGGGCGGGCGGCTGAGCGCTGAAGATCGAGCGGTGATGCGCGCCAGGGCCGAGGAAGGCCAGCGCAAGGCCGCCCTGGCTGAGGACCGAAAGCACCGCACTGCCGCCCGGCGAGCTGCTGGTATGTGGAAGCACCTATCTGAAAAGGGTGGTTCGCGTTACTTGGATGCCAAGCGGGTAGTCGGCATCGGTCTGCGTTACAAGGCGAAGAGCGGTACGGCTTTCGTGCCGATGCGCAATGTGAAGGGCGATATTGTCGGGCTACAAGTGCTGTACCCGGAAAAGCAGGCTGCTACGGGCCGGAACAAAACCTACTGGCCGTACGGTTTGGCTAAAGAAGGCGCGTTTCATCTGATCGGCCCCGAGCCAGAGCCGGGCGACGTGATTTTGATCGCAGAGGGATACGCGACAGGCGCCAGCCTGCACATGGCGACCTCACTGACGGTGTGCATTTGCTTTGATGCCGGCAACTTGCTGCCGGTGGCACAAGCCATGCGCACAAAGTATCCCGGCCGGCAGTTGGTGTTTTGCGCAGATGATGATTGGAAGACTGTAGTGAATGGGCACCCGTATAACGCGGGGGTAATCAAGGCTGGCAATGCGTCGGTTGTGGTCGGTGGGCAGGTGGTTATGCCGGTATTCGACAACGACCGGGAAGACGGCTGGACGGATTTTAACGACTTGCACTGTGCTGAGGGCATGGACACGGTGCGCCGCCAGGTGTTGGCGGTGGTTCGACCCTCTACCGATGAGGGGTGGCGTGAGAAGCTGCAGTATTCTGAAAAAGGAGGATTGATCGTACACCCATTCAACGTGGCATTGATTCTGGGTAACGATAAACGCTGGGCCGGCGTAATCGCCTGGGATTCGTTCAGTTCGAAGACGCGCAAGCTGCGTACACCTCCGTATGGCGGTGGTAAGGGGGACTGGACCGATCTTGACGACATCAGGGTGGCGCTGTGGCTTGCTGATGTTTACGGGCTACGGGTGAAAACTGCCCACGTTGTTGAGGCTGTCAGTGCGGTGGCGAATGACAACTCCTACCACCCGGTGCGAGAGTATCTAGATAGCCTTGAGTGGGATGGCGTGCGACGCCTTGAGCGTTGGTTGCAGGATCGGTTGGGTGTTATGGATAGTTCGTACACCCGCAAGGTGGGCAAGCGATGGCTGATTTCTGCGGTGGCACGCGTGTGTCGACCTGGCTGCAAGGCTGACTCAATGTTGATTTTGGAAGGCTTGCAGGGCGAGGGGAAATCCACGGCTGCGCGGGTATTGGGCGGCGAGTGGTTCATGGATACGTCATTTGATCTGAGCAGCAAAGACGCCTATCAGGCGATCCGGGGCAAGTGGATTGTGGAGATGGCCGAGCTGGACTCACTGAACAAGGCAGAGTCGACCAAGGCCAAGCAATTCGTCTCATCGCCCATCGATACCTACCGCGAGAGCTATGGCCGGCGGATGCTGGATGTTCCCCGGCAGAGCGTTTTTATCGGCACGACCAACCAGGATGAGTACCTGAAGGACGATACGGGCAACCGCCGTTACTGGCCGGTAATGTGTACCAAAGTTGATCTAGAGGGACTGCGAGCCGACCGTGATCAACTCTGGGCCGAAGCGTTAGCCTGTTTTCGCGCAGGTGACATCTGGTGGGTGGAGCGCGATGAGGCTGATGTTTTCGCAGCTGAGCAGGATCAGCGTTATCAGGCAGATATGTGGGAAGACCTGGTGGTCGGCTACCTGGCCGACAAGCATATTGGCGATACGGTGACGGGCGCGCACTTGCTTGAGCATGCGCTTAACATCGATCCAAGCCACTGGGGTAGACCCGAGCAAATGCGCATCGGCAAGATTATGCATCGGATGAATTGGCCCCGCCGGCGCAAGGGTAACTGTGTGCGTGGTGTGCGCAGCTATGAGTATGTGAAACCGCCGGAGTGGAAGCGAGGGTCGGCGGTGCCCAGGCAGGAGACCGCATTTTGATCCCGGAAATGGATGAGATGTTGAAATTGTGGGCGCTCGACATGCACGGTGGCGGTGGCCCTGACGGGGCTGCCAGCAGTATGTTGGGTCAATTGATCGATTGCCGGGGGGAATTGATTCGAGGCACACGCGGCGGTTCGAAGATGCTGCTGCCATGGAGTGCAGACATTGAGGTGATCGTAAACAAGCGTCTGCCCTGGCATCTGGCCCAAGTGGTGCAAGAGCATTACCTGAACCGTGAAAGCGTAGAACGCCAGAAATGGGCGCACTGCGGGTGTGGTCGAACGCAGTTCTATGCGCGCTTGCATTCGGCACATCTGGAGATCGCAGGCATGCTGCTGGAGCGCGTAGCTTGATGGTGCGGCGCGTCCCTGTACGGCCTGCTAGTGTTTTGGCGGGTGGGTCATCTGCGCGCCGCGTGTTAATTGATGATGGCCCACCGTCCCACCTTTTTTGCATCTTTCCCGCATGTGACGCTTACACCCACATACGCGCGCGCGTACGCGCAGCGTTTATTAATTCTCCCTTTACATGGAAAAAGTAATAAATAGTAGGACGGAGGGGCGCCGCTTTGATTCATCGGTGTTTCAGACGTCGCGCCTCTCTTGAAAACAGTGGGACAAGAGGGTCCATGCCTGCGGCGCTAGAGCCAGTAACGTTATATGTCCGTTGATTGCCGGTGTATTGCCGTTGATTACCGTTGATTACCGTTGATTGCAGGGTGGCAGCGCTGAGCTCTTGCTGCCACCGGACTGGAGGGGTATAAATCAGTCATGTTCAAAGAGGTACGCAAACAGCGATCTCACCAAAAACCCGGCCTTTGCGCCGGGTTTTTTCATTTCTCCTCAGACGTACTACTTCGTACAGCCAATTTTTCTTTTGGAACTGAGAAATGGAACGAGATCAGAAGCTGTTGGTGAAAATCTTAGACGTCTGCATCAAGGACTCCGATGACTGGAAGCTCAATTTATCGGCGAAGGATATTCGCAGCAAATTCTCCAGCGCCGAGTGTGTCCATTGGTCCGGTGTAGTCGTGGATGGCCATATCGAGCTGCTTGTAGATTTGGGTTGTATCAATGTTGAAGGGGACGCTCCGGATATACGTATCCAGCGCGTCACCAATGCGGGCTATAACTATCTCGACAGAAGTAGAAGGTTGAGTTCGCGTAGTAGTGAACTACCCATCCACTAGACAACAACGTTTTTGAGCCCTGCCTAGTGCAGGGCTTTTTCGTTTACGGAGTAGGCCAATGACGAACGAACAGCAAGCGCTGGCAGAAATGCCGATCTGGTTAGTGATCGTCCTGGCCCTGGTGGGCGGTGTGTCGGGCGAGATGTGGCGAGCGGACAAGGAAGGGACGCGTGGTTGGGCATTGATCCGACGATTGGCCCTTCGGTCCGGCGCCTGCGTGGTGTGCGGGGTATCGGCGATCATGCTGCTGTATGCGGCAGGCATGTCGATCTGGACGTCCGGTGCGCTGGGATGCCTCACGGCGATGGCAGGGGCAGACGTAGCGATCGGGCTGTACGAGCGCTGGGCGGCCAAGCGCCTTGGTCTGCGTGAAGCGCAAGCCAACGGTGAAGCTGGACCATAAGCATCCAGAGGCAATGACCATGATGCGACTTGAGATGCGTGACAACATCGACAAGATCGTTAGGGAGATGCGTGGGCTCAGCAAGTCGAAGGTGCCGATAGCCGCTGCCAAAGCGCTGACCTTCACCGCTGAACGCGTACAGGCGGCAGAGAAGGCCGAGCTGGAGCGGGTATTTGATCGGCCCACGCGCTGGACGCTCAACTCGGTCTTCAAGCGCAGTGCCACGACCAGCCGCCTGTTTGCCCGTGTGTGGATCAAGGACGAAGCAAGCTCAGGTGTGCCCGCGTCCAAGTACTTGCCGGTGCACATTGACGGTGGCAACCGACCACATAAGCGATTTGAGAAAGCGCTGATCCACTACGGCTTGATGCCAGCGGACATGTACGCCGTCCCTGGTCGGCGCGCCAGGATGGATGGCAACGGCAACATCAGTCGCGGCCAGATCGTGCAGATCCTGTCCGCACTCGGAGCAGCCGAGCGGGTGTCGGGCTTCATGGCAAACCGCACTAAGCGCAGCCGACGCCGCAACCGCAACGCACCGGACTATTTCGTGGGGCGGCCTGGCAACGGCACCGGCCCTTTGGGTATCTGGCAGCGTATCGGCAACGGGGCACGGCCCATCCTGATCTTCGTCAAACGCCCGACGTATCGCCGGCGCTTTGACTTTTACGGTGTCGCCAATCGAGTGGCCGAGGCCGAGTTCGAGCCGCTGTTCCGACGTGCCCTGGCACGGGAAATGGAGCGAGGTTGACCTCTTGTCGGTTCGGAGCATTTTTTCTCAAAAAACGGTGATTTTTCAATGAATTGCCGGGGTTTTGGCTTGACAGGCCGACCTGCGACCCAAAATCAATGGGTCCTTCCAGGCAGCGGGGCCATCGGGGTAATTCGAACCCCGACTTTTTTGCAGATTCAACCCGACATGGGGGGTTCCGCTTCCCTCCCAGCAACAGGATCAGACCATGCCAACCCAACATGAAATCGCCGAGCATCTGGACATGAGCGAACGTAATGCCCGCGACGTGCTCAAGGGGCTGACTCTGGATTGGCAAACGGCAAGCATGGACGAGATCCGAACGGCCTACATCCGCGATTTGCGCGCGAAAGCCGCTGGGCGCGGGGGCAGCCAACTTGAGGAGCTCAACAGAGCGCGGATCGATGACCTGCAGCAAAAGTCAGCCAACGGACGGTTGGTGTATTACGAAAAACTGCGCTCACTGATCCCCTCCGGTGAGGCAGAGCGTGCGCTGTCTGACTGGGCCAGTTTCGCAAACCGGGAATACCTGGGCGGCCTTGAACGCATCATTCAGGAAATCGAGAACGTGCAGAAACTCACAGTAGATCGAACAGTGGTGGCCAAAGTTGCTGGACCTACGACCGAGCGAATTGCAGGCTACGCGCGAAAACTTGGCGCGGAGCTTGTCGGCAGCAGCGGGGAAATTCAACCCGCCGCGTGACATCCCGACCGCGCACTACCTGAGCACCGAGTTTTACCTGCCCGCCGAAAGCGGCGTGCTGCATGGCCTATACGATTTCCAATACACGCCTTACTTCCTCGGGGTTGCCGCCGCTCTGGACGATCCACGGGTGAGCGAGGTCGACTTGATGAAAGCGGCGCAGATCGGCTGGACGTGGTTCTTGATCGGCTACCTGTTCAAGTTCATCCATAACCTGCCGCGCCCGATCATGATCCTGTTCGCCAAGGAAAAGGACGGCAAAAACTTTCATGACGAAAAGCTCAAGTTCGGTGTGACGGCGAACACTGAGGTGGCCAAGTTGATGCCGGTCGACGTCAGCCGTACCTCGGGCAACCGTTGGGACCATAAGACCTTCCCGGGCGGGTTCCTCAAGCTGGTGGCGTCGAATTCTCCCGGCAACGTCAAGTCCACGTCCTCGGTGGGCTTGTCGGTGGTGGAGGAACCGGACGACACCAGCGACGACGTGAAGGGGCAGGGTGATGCGATCGCCCTGCTGGAGGAGCGCGGCAAGCGCTACCCCGGCTCGAAGATGCTGGTGGGCGGTACTCCGGCGATCAAGGGCGCGAGCAAGACCGAAGCGCGCCTGGCCCAGACCGATTGCCGGGTGTTGCCGATCATCTGCCACGCGTGCGGCCAGTCGCATGTGTTGGATTTCGCCCATATCAAGTGGCTCGACATTGAAGAGGACGCCCAGCCACACGAGATCTACGGCCGTGCGGATCCAGAGACCGCCGGCTACGGTTGCCCGCATTGTGGCGAAATTTGGGATGACTACCAGCGCAAAGAGAACATCCGCAACACGGTGTTCAACGCGATCGACGCTGGCGACCCTTATTGCGGCTGGGTGGCAACAAAGCCATTTGCTGGGCGTGCCGGGTTTATTGAGCTGAACGAACTGTACGCATGCCTCCCCGGTACCAGCCTGGCCGACATCGTGCGGGAGAAACTCAACGCCGAACACCAGGCGTCGATTGGCAACCTGTCGTTGCTGATCAAGTTCGTCAACCAGAAACAGGGTCGTGCGTACGAGTACAAATCCGATCTGCCCGAGGCCGATAAACTGGCTGAGCGAGCGGAGGACTACCCGGAAATGTTTGTGCCAATGGCGGGCCTGGTGATCACCGCCGGTGTCGACGTGCAGCACGATCGTCTGGCGGTGGTGATGCGGGCCTGGGGCCGAGGCGAGGAATCCTGGCTGATCTACTGGGGCGAGATCTACGGCGAGGTGGTGCTGCCTGACCAGGGAGTCTGGCTGGATCTGGAAAAGTTGCTGTTTGCGCCGATCCCACACGCCTGCGGCGCCAAGCTGAGGGTGCTGGCAACTTCGCTGGATACCTCGGACGGCACCATCACCCAGGACGCGGCGTATGCGTTTTGCCGTAAGCATCAGCGCAACGGCGTGATGGCGATCAAGGGCGCGAGCGAACGTGGCAACACCCGCGACGATGAGCGCCGGGAAATCTTCAGCGCGCCTCGGCAAGGCGTCGACACTGACAAAGAGCAAAAGGCCTCGAAGTACGGTCTGCGCCCTTACATTGTCGGTACCTCGCGGGCCAAGGATCTGTGGATTGAGGGCCGTCTGCCATTGACCGGTGATGGCCCTGGTCGGATGCACTTTTACAAAACGGTGCGCCCGGATTATTTCCGGCAAATCACCGCCGAAGTGAAGGCGCCCAGCCGGCGACACCACTACCGCAAGGTCTGGCAGAAAAAGGCCGGCCAACCGAACGAAGGTACCGACTGCGAGACGTATGCGTTGCACGCGGCCCGTTCCCTGAAAACGCATTTGATGCGGGAGCAAGACTGGGCAGGGCTCGATGCACAGATCCGTCAGGGTGCGTTGTTTGACCCACCCGAGCCGGATCAATCCGAGGCAGAACCCGATCCCGAAACGGACGGGACCGGTCCGGAACCGACACCACCAGTCGAACCACCCAATCTCCCGCCCTCTGGCGGGAGAGTTGTTTCTGGGCGCCGTAGTGCAATGCGCGTGCTCTCCCAACGCAGGAATTAATTCATGGCTATCACCCTGGAACAAGCGCAGGGCCAGCTGCAAGCCTGGCTCGATGCGAGCATGAAGGTCAGCCAAAAGCAGAGCTACCGCATCGGCACCCGGCAATTGGAATACGCCGACCTTGCCGAAATCACCAAGACGATCGACTACTGGCAACAGCAAGTTGATCGACTGGAGAGCGGTCGCCCTCGGGGGATCGTCCTGCGTGGGATTACGCCGCGATGAGCCGCTCGCCGAAAGTGCCAGAGCCGACGCTGCTGGATAAGGCCATCACTTGGCTAAGCCCCGAGCGCGGCGCCAAGCGCATGCACGCTCGGCTGACCATGACTGCCTTGGGCGGTTACAGCGGCGCGTCGAAGGCAAAGCGTTCGCTGAGCGCCTGGACCCCGACGGCAGGCAGTGCGGCGGCAGATCTGCTGCCCGACTTGCCCACGCTTCGCGAACGCTGCCGAGATCTTGAACGCAACAATCCCATCGGCGGTGGTGCGATCAACACGGTGACGACGAAGACGGTCGGCACCGGCCTGGCGCTTAAGTCAGTGGTCAATCGCTCGATTTTGGGCTGGGACGAAGACCAGGCCAGGGAGTGGCAGCGCAAAACCGAATCGCTGTTCAAGTCCTGGGCGGAAACCACCAGCTGCGACATCACCCGCGAGCAGAATTTCTATGGTCTGCAGGACCTGACCTGGCGATCGGTGCTGAGCAGCGGTGACGTGTTTACGTTGCTCACGCACAAAGAACAACCCGGCCAGCACTACTCGGCGTGCATCCAACTGATTGAGGCTGACCGGGTTTGTAACCCTAGCAACAAGGCCGACACGGAAGCCCTCACGGCCGGCATTGAGCGTGACGCCGATGGTGCACCGATCAAGGCTCACATTTTGCGCAGTCACCCGGGGGCACTCGGCGTCAAAGAGCGCGTCTGGGATGACCGCCCGTTCTTCAACGAGCGCGGCGGTCGGGTGCTGCTGCATGTGTACCGGCGTCGTCGGGTGGGCCAGCCACGCGGTGTGCCGTACTTGGCGCCGGTGATCGAGAAGCTCAAGCAGTTGGACCGTTACACCGATGCCGAGCTGGAAGCGGCGGTGGTGTCTGCGTTCTTCGCCGTGTTCATCAAGCCAGGGCAGAGCGGCAATCTGAGCCCTCTGGCATCGGCCGTTACCGGCAACACCCCGGTGGGTGGCGATAAACCCGCCGGGCGCGACCAGGGCGGTTGGGACGGCTCACTCAGTGGAGGCATTGTCGCCGAACTGGACGACGGTGCGTCGATTGATACCGCATCACCCGGTCGCCCGAACATGGCATTTGATCCGTTCGTACTCGCCATGCTTCGACAGATCGGCATGGCCCTGGAGCTGCCTTACGAGGTGCTGATCAAGCACTTTACCGCCAGTTACACCGCCGCACGTGCTGCGGTGATGGAGGCTTGGCAATTCGTTCGCGGTTGCCGTGACTTCCTGGGCCAACATTTCTGCCAGCCCGTGTACGAGCATTGGCTTGAAGAGGCCGTGGCACAGGGAGACATCGAGGCTCCCGGGTTTTTCGACCACCCGTTGCTGCGCTATGCGTACAGCGGGTCGCTATGGGTGGGTGATGGTCCTGGCACAGTTGATCCGCTCAAAGACATCAATGCCGCCGAAAAGCGCATCGATATTGGCGTCAGCACGCTCGCCAAGGAATCCATGCTTTACGACGGCAGTGACTGGGAAGAGAACCACGAACAGCGTGCGCTTGAAGTGAAGCGTAGGCGCGATGACGGCCTATCCGTGTCACCAACGGCTCGCCCCGAGGATGAGCCTGCGGCCAATCCTGATCTTCCTGAACGGACCTAACTATGAGCGACAACCCAACCGATGCACCTCCCGTGCACCGGGTGACGGCGTTCGACCTGGTATCACGCGAGCCCTGGGCCATCACCCCGGACATGCTGCAGACCATTACCGCCATCGCCCGCCGGGAGCATGAAGGCCCGGAAGCCTTGGAGGCCAGGCAGGGCAAACCCTTGCAGAACAGTCGCGCGGTGACCCAGCGCGGCAATGTGGCATTGCTGCCCGTCACCGGCCCGGTGTTCCGCTACGCCAACTTGTTTACGGCGCTGTCCGGTGCGACGTCGCTGGATGTGCTGGCCAAGGAGTTCACCACCGCCGTCGACGATCCGCGCACCGACACCATCATCCTGGTGATGGATACCCCCGGTGGTATTGCCAGTGGCATCGCTGAATTCGGCCAGATGATCCGCGCCTCGCCCAAGCGGGTGGTTGCGTATGTGTCCGGTAACGCGGCCAGCGCTGGCTACTGGATAGCTGCAGCAGCCCATGAAATCGTCATGAGCCGCACCGGCGCCGTGGGCTCCATCGGCACGGTGCTGACGGTGCGCAAAAGCGACGACGACGGCAGTTTCGAGATCGTCAGCAGCCAGAGCCCGAAAAAGCGCCCTGACTTCAGCACTGAATCAGGACGTGCTGTGGCCCAGGCTCATGTCGACCGGCTGACTGACATCTTTGTCGAGGACGTCGCCAATTACCGTGGCCTCAGTGTTGAAACCGTTTTGGCCGACTTCGGCCAGGGCGATATGCGGATTGGCTCCGATGCCGTGGCATTGGGCATGGCCGACCGTGAATCCACCCTTGAACAACTCATCGCTGAGTTCAACAGCAGTTCTTCTGGAGAAAGACCTATGTCCACTACTACCAACAGTAACGCCCCCGCTCCAACTGCAGAAAAACCAGTTATCAACCGCGAATACCTGGCGGCGAATCATGCCGAGTTGCTGGCCAGCCTGGAACATGACGCGCATGCCGCTGGTGCAGCTGCCGGCGCCCGCGCCGAGTGCGAACGCATCCAGGCGGTGGAAGCCGCCGCACTGCCCGGACACGAAGAGCTGATTGCCACGCTCAAGTTCGACGGCAAAACCACCGGCGCCGAAGCAGCGGCGCAGGTTATCGGCGCCGAAAAAACCAAACGCGCCGGTGCTCTGGCCGACATTCGTGCCCAGGCGCCTGCGCCGGTGCCCAACGCGCTGACGCCACCGGCAGCCCCTGAGGCTGTGAAGGAGGATCCAGAGTCGCCGCTGGAGGAACGCGCCAAGGCGACCTGGGACAGCGACAAAGAGCTGCGGGCCGAGTTTGGCACCTTCGAGGCCTATCACGGCTACCGCAAGGCCACCGAGCGGGGTCTGGTCAAGGTCCTGAAAAAGTAAGTACCGGGTAACCCCTTCCCACCCATGGCTCTGGAGAATCCTATGCCTCTTACACTCGACACCCCCCGCGCTTACGAGATCGGGGAAATTAACGATCTATCGGTTGCGGCCGGCGTGCAGATTTTCGAAGGTTCGGCGGTCGGCATTGTCGCGGCTAACGGCCTTGCGCGACCTCTGGCGGCGGGGGATCTGTTCGTGGGCTTCGCCGATCGCGGCGTCGACAATCGAATCGGCGCCGCTGCAGCAGCGCGTGTGCGTCTTCGCGAAGTGGGCAAAGTTGAACTGCCCGTCACTGCGCTGGCGATCACCGACATCGGTAAGCCGGTGTATGCCAGCGACAGCGGCACGTTTCTGCTCACCGCCGCCGGTAACAGCCTGATCGGGCATGTTCACCGTTTTGTGCGCACCGGCGTCGGCATCGTCAAGTTCACCGCCCAGGCCGTCCCTGTCGCGGCGTAACGCATCACTCAATCCGTTCTTTTTTTCTGACCGTATCCTTCTTCAGGAGAATCACCCATGGGTGCTGAAGTGCTTTCCAGCCGTGCCATCATCGGCATGTTTTACGAACTGCTCGAGCAGAATGTGGGGTCGAACTGGATCGACGCCGTGTCCAACCTGTTCGACTCCGACCAGGCCAAAGAAACCTATCCGTGGATCGGCATGGTGCCGACCTTGCGTGAGTGGATTGGAGGTCGCCACGCCAAGGGTTTTATCAGCGCTGATCTCGAAATCGAAAACCTGCACTTCGAGGCTACCATCGAGGTGCTGGTCACCGAGCTGCGCCGCGACAAAACCGGACAGTTGCGCATCCGCCTGGGCGAACTGGCTGACCGCACCAACGCGCACTGGGCGCGACTGCTGTCGGTGCTGCTGCTCAACGGCGAAAGCCAGACCTGCTATGACGGCCAGTACTTCTTCGATACCGACCACGAAGAAGGCCAGAGCGGCGTGCAGTCCAACAAGATCACCACCGACATCTCCGAACTGCCAGCGACACTTCACGGGACGCCCAGTCGGCCGAGCGTTGAGGAGTTCCAGCAGGCGGTTGCCCGGTCGGTTACCCAGTTGACCAGCTTCAAGGATGACCAGGGCGAACCCATCAACGAACTGGCACGCGAGTTTCTGGTGATGGTGCCGTTCAACCTGCTGAGCGTGGCACAGACGGCGCTTAGCGTGCCGCGCGGTACCAACATCAGCGAGATCGTCATGCCGGACAACGTGGTTGTCCGCGTGGTGGGCAACGTGCGCCTCAACGCCTGGCAGGACAAATTCGTGACCTTCCGCACGGACGGTCGATTGAAAGCGTTCATCCGTCAGCAAGAGACCGACGTGGCCATGAAGGCCAAGGCCGAAGGCTCGGAGTTCGAGTTCGACAACGATGCCCATCAATACGGCGTCGACACCTGGCGCAATGTGGGTTTTGGGCGCTGGCAGTACGCCGTTCTTAACCAACTGGTGGCGTAAGCCTTTCGGCCTGACACCTCACTGAGGGCATTGATATGCCGAAATACCGTGTGGAACAGACGATCACCCTTTATGGGGGTGAACTGATCCTGAATGCGGCCCAGGCCAGTGCGCGTGCGCACAACCTGGAGCCGGTCGCAAACAAGAAGGGCCGCTACACCATTGTGTCGCCTGTTCAGTTCAAAGCCGGGGAAGTGATTGTGATCCCCGGCGAGCCGGACAAGGCGTTGGGGCAGCGGTTGTCGAAACTGGAGAAGGTCGCAGGAGAGCGTAATGCCGAATAAATCCTACACGGTGCTATCCGGCTCGTTTCGCGGGCCAGATGACAAACTGACCGGGGCAGGGGGCGTGATCGAGTTGCCTGATGACGTGGCCGAGCGCTTTCGCCACCAGTTGGAAGTGCTGGTGGTCGAGCCTGCGCCGGCACCTTCCGCTGCAGCTGAGGGCGGACGCAAGCCCGTCAAGGTGAGCCCTGATGCTTGACGAAGATCTCAGGGGATTCCTTGAGGACTTCGACGTTGGCGGGATGGTTGATGGTCAGCCGTTTCTGGCCGCGCGGGATATGCCGGACGAAATCCACGGTATGGGTGGCACCAACAGCCAGTCGACCGGCTACGAGATCCTGGTCATCACCGCCGAGGCCGAGCGCCTGGGCATCGACAATCCCAAACTGATCACCGTCGACGGCGTGAATTTTCGCGTCCGGGACCGCCGGATGATCGATGACGGCGCCTTTAGCCTGGCCTCCCTCACCAAGGTTTAAACCTCATGCCCTCGATTCAAGAACGCATCGTCGCAAAGGCGCAGGCGCTGATTCTGGCCGCCGGTACGTTGGCGGCAGACCGGGTGTATCGGAGTCGCACTGAGGCGATCAGACGGGACATGACGCCGGCGATCGTGCTGCGTCCTGACCTTGAAACCTGTGAGCGCGAAAGTGCTGCAGTGGATCGCAACCAGTTCGAGCTGACGGTGGAAATCATCGCCCGGGAGGACACGGTCACAGGTGCTGCCTGGGATCAGGTCGCCGACTTGGTCAAGGTTGCCGTGCATGCGGTCCTGATGGCAGAGGACGCCTTTGAGGAGGCGGATCGGGTGCAGCGCTTCTACATCGACTGGATCGAAGACGAGGGCGACAACACCGCCGGCAACTGCATGGTGCGCTACCGCTTCACCTACCTGTGCAACACCGGCGACCTGACGGCCGGACCTACCTTTTACTGAGGAACACATTATGCAAATCGCATTCGGCAGCGGGTTGTTTTACGCCACTCCGCTGATGGACGCCTATGGCAATGCCATTTCGGCTCCGACCCCCATCCTGCTGGGTATCATGCAAGAAGCCTCGGTGGATCTGTCGTTTGATTCCAAAGAGTTGTTCGGCAGCGAGCAGTTTGCGGTCGACGCGGCGCGAGGCCAGGGCAAGCTGACCGGCAAGGCCAAGTCCGCCCAGATCAGCCTGCTGCAGTGGAATCAACTGGTGTTCGGGCAGACCCTGACCACCGGCCAGGTGTTAGTTCATCACTCCACGGAGCCCACAGTTGTGCCGGCAGGGGCCACCATCACCGTGGAGCCCCCAGCGGGCGGGACGCTATCGGGCGATCTTGGTGTACGCGGCGCCGGCGCGATCCCTTACGTACGGGTACTGAGCGCGCCTGCAGTTGGGCAGTACACCTTTGATGCCGCCACGGGGGAATATGCATTTGCCGCTGCAGACGTGGCCAAGTCGGTGTTCATTGATTACCGCTACACCGTTACGACAGGTAAAAGCCTGTCGGTGAAAAACCTGCCCATGGGGGACATGCCGGTATTCCAGGGCGAGCTGGTCCTGAAATACAAGGGCAAGACTGTGTACGTGCGCGTGCCGAACTTTGTCAGCAACAAGCTGGGGATCGCTACCAAACAGGACGATTACACCATTCCGGACTTTGAATTCACCGGCTACGCGGATGAGTTCGGCGAGGTGTGCTACTGGAGTGCCAACGAATGACGGTCGTGAATGTCCCCGGCGTTTCGTTCCCGTTTCCAGGGAAAACGCTCGTCATCCCCCCCCTTGCGCTGGGGGATCTGGAGCAACTGCTGGAGCGGATCAACGCGGTGATGGCCGGCAACATGGACCGGGACAGTATCGCAACGGTGATCGATGCCACGCACGCGGCATTGCGTCGGAACTACCCAGACATTGAGCGCGCAGAGGTGGCCTCGCTGCTGGATCTTCGCAACATGCGTGATGCGTTGGATGCTGTTATGAGTGCCTCGGGCCTGGAGGTCACAGAGTCGGCGCCGGGGGAAGCACTGGCCCCTTCGACTGGGGCCAACTCTACGCTCACCTGATCGCCAGTACCGGGCAAAGCCCGGTCACGCTTCGACGTGACTGGGACATGGTGATGGTAGGGCATATGACCAACTACTGGCGAAACCATCCGCCCGTTCATGTACTAGTCGCTGGTTATTTAGGGTATAAAGCTGCTCCTTCTATAAGTGATGCTCCTGCACTAGAAAGCAACTTATCCGAGATTGCCGCTGATTTGCGGGACGATTTACCTGAGCATTTACGACATGCCTTGGATGCTTTTACTTCAGTGAGGTGAACTCATAGCTCAGAGGTAATGTTCTCAGAGCTATGAGAGGATTGAGCTTCTTATAGGTTATCTCAAAGAAAGGTTAAGTTTTTGCGAGTAAATTTCTGCTGATTTTACTTGTATGGATTTATCTGGAAGTATTTTTGCGTCGATTTCGATTCTGATCAGAGCGTATTTCATATCGCTGTAATAATACTGTTCTATGCCATATTGCCCAAACCATTGGCCTGGTGCTTTTTCTTTGAGTGGGAAATACACCGGTGGGGCATCAATGTTTTCCCGATCTTCCCTCCAGATGCTGAGAACTGGGGCGTCTTGGGTGCCTCTTACTGTAAGGCGATAAAGAGGTTTTCTCTCCTTTGCAGAACTTCCAAGATCGGCACTTCTAGGTTCGCTAGATTCATTTAGTTTTAGGTTGAAACTGCTTTTGTTTACGTTGTTCTCATCGTTCTTCGTGACAGTATTAACCTTTCCTTTACCTCCAAACCAAGGAGTTTTCAGCTTTGCGGAAACATATGATAAGCACAAGTTGGGGTTTTTGACGCTTATTTTAAGTTTGTCTGGGGATTCTGGAGATTTACTCAAGCTTATTTTTGCAACTGAGACCCCAAAAGTTTGCGCTAGTGTGCTCGCATCCAGGTCTAAGTTGGCTGATGTCTTACTCTTGGCCTCAAAGGTGTAGTCGGAAACCATGATGCATTTGTAAACGAATTCCTTTTCGATAGGTGCGCCACGACTAAAATCTTTTATTTGTGTTACCGACCATCCTGAAGCATTTGAGGTAGTTGATCCTGAATGCTCAATGCCTGCTTTTGCCAGCACGCCTTTAAATGAAGCTTCTGCTCCGGCTTTGTAGTTAGAGTAGTCTTCCGATTGAACATCGTCGTAAGAGGGCGACGTCAATACGGTGTCATCACTAATTATGTAGCCGATTCCGCCTAAATATACATTTCCTGAGTCGCGCTCAACGTACCGCCCTAGAGCTTTTTCGACAGGGGGGCTTAGCGTTTTCCAACCGACACTCTTACCTGGACCTGTGTCATTTGAGACACACCCGAGCATTGATGAAGTGATCGCCACAGTTACGATTGATTTTTTTAAGCTCATGAAGATTCCCCTGTTTCAGAAATGAGTCAGTTGGTGGCTTAGCAGTGCTTCTAGTGACAGGTTTACGTGCTCGCTTGCTTTTTATAAATGGTCTAGCAGACAAGTGCGGAGATTGCAAAGTGTGATCAAGAATGGTTTTTTAAAAGCTGGTATTTGAGTCAGTTTCATTATGTGAAGGGGCCTTCTGTGACGATTTATAACACGGCTAAAATGTGGCCTATTTGTTTTAAGTCGTTGTTCTTATTGGAGGCGGGTGTTGGCCTTTAGATAGAGAAGACAGCATGGAAAGAAATATTGCATACCAGTTCACGGCCGGTACCCAAGGTTTCGATCGTGCAGTCGAAAGCATTGAGCGCAACATGCGTGAGGCACGGACCACTTTTGGTCGCGAGCTAAGGGCGATCAACACCGAAATGGTGGGCAGCCAAACCCGGCTCGCTCGTTTTGGTCCGGCAGTGAATGAGGCGTTCTCCGGCGTCAGCGCCATCATGCGTTCGGGCCTCGGCGGTGTGGCGGCTGGCATTGCGGGTGTGTTTGGTCTGGGTGCTTTCAAGCTTGGCCAGATCGTTAGCGATAGCAAGGACGCGGCGATCCAACAGGAAGCTGCTTACCGTGGCCTGGAAGCGGTGGCCAATCATGCCGGCGTCGGTATTGGTCGGGCCATGGATGAGGCTAACAAGCTCGCCTCCGACGGCTTGCTCAGCGTCGGTGATGCAGCCAAATCACTGCAAAACCTGCTAAGTCGCGGGTATAACGTGGACCAGGCAGTGGCGGTGATCAACCGCTTGAAAGACGCTGCAGCTTTCAACCGGCAAGCTAATCTCAGCATGTCGGAAGCTGTGGTGTCGGCCACCGAGGGCTTGAAAAACGAAAACTCGGTGCTGGTGGATAACGCCGGTGTCACGAAAAACGTCGCCAAAATGTGGGACGAGTACGCCAAGAGCATCGGCAGCAGTCGTGACAAGTTGTCTGACTCGCAAAAGATCACAGCCGAATACAACGGCATCATGAAAGAGACAGAGGCTCAGGTCGGTAATGCTGCCAAGGCAGCGGATGGATTGACCGGCAGCCAGGCCGAACTCGATTCCAAAAGCAACCAGCTGCAGGTCACCATTGGTACCATTCTTGAGCCTGTCTTCATCAGCCTGAATAAGCGTCTGTCTGAAACCGCCAGTTGGTTCAACAACCTATTGAAAGGTATGACCGGCGTAGGCCTTACCGTTGATGAGGTGGCGGCGAACGTCGCGCGCTACGAAGCGATGTTAGGGACAGTCATTGCCGGACCGCGCGGTGGGGGTGGCAAGGCCCAACTGGAAGCCACGCTGGTCGAAGAGCGCCTGCTGCTGGAAAACATGCAGTTGGTGTCCAATAAGCTGGAAGAAGTCGACGCGGGTATGCGCTCCCGTTCCGCTCGCATTGAAGAGCAGAGACGCAAAGTGGCGGAGATGGCCGCGACCGGCGATACAGCCCTGGCCAAAGCACCACAGCAGGGCAGGACAAGTCCGACCGCTTACGGCGTTGAAGTCGCCCGGCTGACCAAGCTGGAGCAGGCATACGCTGCAGCTGTCGAGCATCGGAAAAAAGTGGTCGAGTCCACAACTCCCCCTAAAAAAGCGGATGACCCGGTAAGTGCGCCGACGAAGGCCACGTCACGGGTCAGTGAGTGGACAGAAGCATTAGACGCGCAGAAGGTCGCTCACGCCCAGCAGCAGGCCGAGCAGGGCACTTTCCTGCAGTTCTCCCAGCAGCAGGAAATGCAGTACTGGCAGGGCATTCTCAAGCGCACGGATTTGAGCGCTGCCGAACGTTTGAGTGTTCAGCGCAATTACCTGGCGTCATTGAATGCGTTGCGCCGGCAGGACGAAGGCCAAGCCTTTGCCGATCTGCAGGCCCAGGCGCAGCAGTACCGCAACAATATGGACGCGCGTCTGCAGATCGCTCAGCAGACATTAGAGCGCAGCCGGCAACTCTACGGCCAGGACAGCCAGGAATACCGCAAGGCTGCGGCAGAGGTGGTCGCTGTCGAGCGCGAAAAGCAGCAGCAAATCACCAACATGAAACAGCAGCAGCTGGCTGCCGATCAGCAGGCGCGGCTTACCGACGTTGCGCATGCCGAGCAGATGGCCCAGCTGGATCTGCAAGCCAACCTGATCACCCAAGGCCAGTTGCTGCAGGCCCAGGCCGAGTTCGAAAAGCAACGGTATGCGATCGAAGCTCAGGCATTGGCCGAACGTAAAGCGCTGCTGGAGCAGGATCCTGACCGCAATCCGGTCGCCCTGCAGCAGGTCCAGCAGCAGATCCTGGCGCTGGAGCAAACCCACCGCAACAGCATGGCGGTGATTGGCAGGCAGCAAACATTCGAGTCGCAAAGCAACTGGACGGGCATGGTCGACAGTCTGCGTACCAGTTGGTCGAGCGGGCTTACCGGCATCATCAGCGGCACCATGAGCACCCAGGGCCTGTTGCGCGGGATCTTCACCAGCATCGGCACCGCGTTCGTTGAGAACATGGTCACCAAGCCGTTGATGGCCTGGATGTTCGGTGAGACGGCTAAAACCGGCGCGACGGTAGTGGGTGTAGGCGCTCGAACGGCTGCAGAGGCAGGTGGTGCCGCCATGTCCGTGGCGATCTGGGGCGCAGCCACGATCAAAAACATCATTGCCAGCGCCTGGCAGGCCATGGCCGGTGCCTTTGCAGCCATGTCGGCCATTCCGATCATTGGCCCTGTCCTGGGCGCGGCGGCGGCAGTCGCCGCCGGTGCGTTCGTATTTGGCCTGGTGAAAAACGTTGCTTCGGCCGAGGGCGGCTATGACATCCCTGCCGGTACTAACCCCATGACGCAACTCCACGAGCAGGAAATGGTGCTGCCTAAGCAATACGCCAATGTCATTCGCCAGGCAGCTAATGGGGAAGGGCAGTTAGGCGGTTCTGGCAACAGCTATCACTACCACGACAGCAGCGGCCGGATGTCTCCCGCTGATATTCGGCGTGGTGCACGGGTGCTGGCTGAGGAAATGCAAAAAATGCGGCGCAACGGCGCCATCAAAACTTAGGGGGGCGAGATGTCGTTAGGACCTTTTTGGCCGGCGCGCTGGATCGCCAGTTACCCCGATATGGGCGCGGCGGTTGAAGGCGTTCTGCCGCGCCTGCCCGGGCAAACCCTGCTTTCAAAAAAAGCACCTGAGTGGAGTACCGGTGTGCAGAAAGCTGCCAGCGGTCGACGCCGGACAACGGCGTACTACCCGGCGCCGCTGTGGTCTTTCCAGCTGAGTTACAACGCCGTACGCAAGCGCCCTGGGTTGGATGAGTGGTCGAGGCTGATTGAGTTCTTTAATCAGCGCAAAGGGCAATTCGGCGAGTTTCTGTTCTTTGACCGCAGTGATCACCTGGTAACGCTTCAGCGCTTCGGTACCGGGGACGGCACCACGCGAACATTCCAGCTTTCCCGGGAGATCGGTCACTGGGTGGAGCCGGTGTACGGGGTCGTCAATGTGGACGTCGTCACTGTCAGTGGTGCTCCTACTTCAGCCTTCACTGTGGATGAGCTGGGGCGCATCACCTTTACGGTGGCCCCTCCGATTGACGCGGCGCTGGTGTGGAGTGGGGCGTTTTATTTTCGCTGTGCTTTCGAGGCCGATTCGCTCGACGGGGCTCAGCCTTATCGCGCGATTTGGGAGCTCAAAAACATCGCGTTCACGAGTATCAAGCCATGATCGATGCCACACCTGAACTGAAATCCTTTCTGGCCACGGCGCGCAGTTTCGTCATGGCGGATCTGTACACGATTGCCTTGGCCAGCGGCCAGGTGCTGCGTTACACCGATGCGGGTTTGCAGATCTTCTACGCCGGACAGAACTACTCGGCCAGCGGGCCTATGATCAAGCGCACCGGCGTACGTGCGGTGCGCGGGATTGAGGTCGACACGTTGAACGTGACCTTTACTGCCGGCATGGACGACACCGTGTTCGGCGAGCCCTTGCTGCCATTCATTGCCGGCGGCGGTTTTGACGGGGCCACCCTGAACCTTGTCCGAGCGTTTATGGCGGACTGGCGGTCGCCCGTGGTGGGCACGGTCACTCGTTTTATCGGGCGGGTCGCGGAGGTGGATCCTGCCGACCGCGAGCAGGCGACGGTGACAGTAAAGTCGCCGATCGAGCTGCTGGACACCAAGGTGCCCCGGGGCGTTTATCAGCCCTCGTGCCTGCGCACGGTATACAGCGCCGATTGCGGGGTGAACCGTGCCCTGTTTGAAACCATGGGTGTAGTCCAGGGCGGCAGCACGGCCCTGCGTGTGAACTCCAATGTGCCCGCCACCCAGGGCTGGTTCGACCAGGGCGTGATTCGTTTTGTGAACGGTGCCAATGCAGGTGTGACAAGAACCGTACGCCGATTCACTGCAGATGGCGCCGTGACGATGATCCTGGGCCTGCCAGGCGTGCCAGTGGCCGGTGATCAGTTTCTGATTTACCCGGGTTGCCCACGGACGCTGGATGCCTGCACCAACAAATTCGGCAACCGAGCGCGGTACCGGGGGATGCCGTTCATTCCCGTCGCGGAGACATCGGTATGAGCCCGTTCGAAGTGCTGCAGCGTGATGCCGTGGTCGCGCAGGCTGAGCGCTGGTTGCGCACGCCGTACCAGCACCGGCAGCACCTGCTCGGCGTCGGCGTCGATTGCGCCTGGTTGCTGATTGAGGTGTATCACGCCGCCGGGTTGATTCCCTCGATCGATCCCGGGGCGTATGCCCAGGATTGGCACCTGCACCGCAGCGAGGAACGCTACCTGGGTTGGCTGGAGTTGTACGGCCGGCAGATCGACGTCCCACAGCGTGGCGATGTCGCGGTCTGGAAATTCGGCCGGACCTTCAGCCACGGCGCGGTGGTGGTCGATGAGCATCGCATCATTCATGCCTATCGGGACATCGGCGTCGAGTTTGCAGATAGGCGTGAGGAGCGGCTCTCCAGCCACACCGTGCGTTATTACACACTTAACCGATATGGAGTCAGCGATGGGGGGCAGCAGTAGTACCATTTCCAACAGTGCAACGCGCATCAACGCGCTGCAGATCCAGAGCAGTGCGAGTGGCAAGCCGATCGCCTGGATCGCCGGCCGCAATCGCGTCAGTCCTAATCTCATTTATTACAGTGACTTCGAAGCTGTCGCCAAAACCACGACGAAAAAGTCGGGAGGTAAAGGCGGGGGCGGAGCTACTCAAAAAGACACGACCTATACCTATTATGCGGCGCTGATCCTTGCGGTCGGGCGTGGGCCGCTGGGTGCCATTCACCGTGTCTTCCGCGACAAGGAAGTATTCACATCACTTGCTCAAGTGGGTTTGAACTACGCCAATGGCACTCATGATCAGACCGTGTGGGGTTTTCTTCAAACTCGCCACCCTGCCGAAGCGATTGCCTATTCCGATACGGCCTACGTGTTTTCCAGCAGGTACCTGCTAAACGATAACGCCGGCGTCCAGAATCATACCTTTGAGGTGGACGGGCGTTATCAAGTGCCCGGGCTGCCGGATGCCAACCCGGGCGATTTCCTGCCCGGGCTGTTGCTCGATCCATTGGACGGAATCGGTTTTACCCCTGCATGGGTCGCAGATATGTCGAACTACCGCAACTATTGCTTGGCGGAAAACTTACTCTTGAGTCCGGTACTCGACGAGCAGTCGCCGGCGAATGAGGCAATCGCGCGCTGGTTGCAACTGACCAACAGCGAGCTGGTGTGGTCCGCCGGTCAACTCAAGGTGATCCCCTACGGCGACCAGGCCGTCACCGGTAACGGCGTGACGTGGTTTCCGAACATCACGCCAGTGGCGGATCTGACCGATGACGATTTTCTTTCTGAGGAGGGTGAGCCGCCGGTCTCGCTCAAGATCAAGAGCCAGGCCGACAGCTACAACGAAGTGTCGCTGGAGATCCTTGATCGTGATCACGAGTACAACACCGACGTGGTGCGTGCGCCTGATCAGGCTGCCATTGAGCAGTTTGGCTCCAAGCCGATGGACACCATCAAAGCGTACGAGATCTGCAATATCGCCATCGGCGCCCATGCGGCGCAACTGTTGGTGCAGCGCAAGCTGTACGTGCGTAATGAATATGAGTTCTCCCTCGGCTGGCAGCATGTGCTCCTTGAGCCTATGGACCTGGTCACGATCACTGAGCCAGGGTTGAACCTGCACCAGCGCCTGGTCCGGCTGATTTCGGTTGAGGAGGACGAGCTGGGTAAGTTGGCGATCGTGGCCGAGGATGCGTTGCTGGGTGTTGGTAGTGCCCCGAATTACCCGGTGCAGAGCAAGAGCGGTTATCAGGGCAATCAGAACGTCGCCCCTGGTCCCGTCCTGGCGCCCATCATGTTCAACCCGCCCGAGAGCTTGCTGCCCGCCGGCACACTGCAGATCTGGGGCGGTGTTGCCGGTGTGGGTGAAGCCTGGGGCGGTTGTGAGATCTGGATCAGCGCTGATGGCGACAGCTACCGGTTAGCGGAGACGATTTACGGCAGGGCGCGCATGGGGAAACTGACAACGACTCTGGCCGCTGGAAGCGACCCCGATACGGTCAACACCTTGTCAGTGCAACTGGCAGCGGCGACGGAGCTGGCTGCCGCCACTACTGCAGAGGCGGACAGTGGCGCCACGCTATGTTGGGTGGCCGGTGAGTTGCTGAGTTACCGAGACGCGGTGCTCACGGGCGTCGGAGGCTATGAGCTGAGTTATCTGAGACGCGGACGTCTGAGCACGGCCATCTCCAGTCACTCGGCCGGTTCACCCTTTGTGCGGTTGGATGATGCCGTCTGGAAGTACAGCTACACGTCCGACCAGGTCGGCAAGACTGTCTGGGTCAAGTTCCGCTCATTTAACGTGTTCGGTCGAGCGCTTGAGGATCTGGCGGATGTCACGGCCTACAGCGTCACGTTGTCGCCGGCCCGGGTAGCGCCTGATACCGCGCAAAACCTCGCCCTGGTCGGTGCCTTCGAGGCGCCGTACTTCACCGTGAGTTGGGTGGCCGGAGCTCGTGCCGAAGATCGCTTGGTACGCATTCGTCACGCGGGCAGTAATGCCCTCCTGCGAGAGGTGGCGACCACCAGCACGGCATTCACGTATCAACGTGAAGATGCGCTGGTGGATGGCGCGCTCATTCGCAGCTATCGGGTGGAGGTCATCGAGCGCAACGCTGCAGGCCAGGCACAGTTGGTGTCGTTGTTGGTCACCAATACGGCGCCGGCGCCCGTTACGGGAACCGCCGCCACGGTCACTGGCACCACCACCGCGGATGTCAGTTGCGCGGCCAGTGCAGCTGCAGACACGGCGGGCTATGTGTTTGTGTATTCGACAGAGGAAGACTTTGATCCGGCAACTGCAGGAACGGTCGGCTATCAAGGCGTATCACGCACCGGGCAGATCACGGGACTGACGCCAGACACCACGTATTACCTCTGCGCTGCAGCGTACGACACCTGGAGCAGTGTACGCAGTCAACTCAACTTCGCCCCGGCGATCACCTTCAACACCTGATAGAGACTCATCATGCAACCTATTCAATTCTTTGCCGCAAGGGCTGAAGACGGCGTGCTATTGCCCGGAGCAACGGTGAGTGTGCTTGTCTCGGGGAGTGAGACCTTGGCGCCGCTGTTTTCCGATGCAGCGGCGACCGTTGTCCTGGCCAACCCCATGCATGCCGATGCCAGTGCGCGGGTGTTCTTTTACACCACGGCGGCTCGCATCGATATTCAGATTGGTTACGCAGGGTACCGAGCGCCGCTGCTGCAGGGCATCGGAACCAGTGATCCGGTGGATATGATCAATGCGGAAATTGATCGTCTCAACCGCGATATGGTCGATGGAAAAGTGCATGCCACTGTCGCGGCAGGTCTTCTGGCGACGGTCGACGGCCAGTCTTTTTACGTCGAACCCACCTCGCCAGATATATCGCGCAGTCTGTATGTGCGGGTCAGTGCCACGGAGGCCAGGCACGTCTCCGATGATCCGTCAGTGGGTTACATCGCAGAGATAGACGTGCGCACCTCTGCGGTTGAGAGCGGCACGTTTAACGGCTTGGAGCTGCGGTTTGTTCGACTGGCCGTAGAGTCCGGCTACACCTGGGCGCTGGTCGATTCGGTTGGACGCATGGCGCTGGGTTGCCGGGTGGATGGCTCACTCGTGGGCAAGTTCATGCTGCGCGACGGCACGGTTGATCGCAACACGCTGAAACTCGACCTCGACGGATTCATCGCCAAGGCATTGGACCCTCAGTCGGGATACGCGTGGGCAGTGATCGATACCCTGGGACGGATTGGTCTGGCTCTTCGAGTGGACGGTACCGTTACCGGGAAATTCTTGCTCGGCACCGGTGCCGTACCTCGCAAAGCGCTGGGGGCCGATCTGTCGGGCTTCATTGCGGTTCAACTGAGCCCAGAGTCCGGCTATGTCTGGGCTGTTGTTGATGCGGTTGGCCGCATTGCGCTGGGCATCACCACAGCCGGCAAAACGGTGGGTAATTTTGATATTCATATCCCCGATGTCACAGGGATCGAGTACCTCAAACCGGTTCACGACCTGCTTTGTGTAGGGGACTCCCTGACAGCCAACAGCAGTCAGGTCACCTGGCGGGAGCAACTGGCGCCACTGATCAGTGCGCGGACCATTGTGAATGGCGGAATTGGCGGCCAGACGTCTCGCCAGATCGCCGCGCGTTTCGGTGCTGGTACCGCACTGCTGACCGTCACGGACAACCAGATCCCGGCCTCGGGTTCGGTGACGGTCACGGCGTTGAGCACCTTATTGCTGTCCACGCCCGCGACCAATTCCGGCACCTACACGCTGACAGGTACCTTGGGCGGCATCCATGGGACGCTGACGTGTACGCACAGTGAGACAGGGGACTCCTCGGACGTTTACACCTTTGCTCGGGATGCTGCCGGAGACGCCCGATACAGCGCGCCCAAGTCGCCGTTTATACCCGACGTGCCCGGTGACGGGTTTTACACAGAGATTATCTGGATGGGTCGCAACAACCTCGACAACATCGAGCAGATCAAGGCCGACATTCGGGCCATGGTCGCTGTGCAGAAAACCGTTGAAAAACGCTACCTGATCATCACGCCGCCGCTTGGCGGCAACCCGACACCGGGCACGTCGACGGGAGAGGGTGTTGGTACCGCCACCTACAACAACTGTGTCGCCCTGGAAGATTGGGCCACCGCCGAGTACGGCGATCGCGTGATCAAGATCCGCGAGTGGCTGATGCAGTTCAACGATGGCAGCGCCGACGATCTGGACGACGTGGCCAAGGGCGTGGTTCCGCGTTCGCTTCGGCTGGACATCATTCACAACACCACGATCAGCAACGGGCATATCGCCCGTCGCATTGCCTATGAAATTAATCGGAGGTCCTGGTAATGGCCGGACAAAAAACCGTACTGGATGGCATCACCTTCACCGATACGACGTTGCCCATTCTGCGCTCCGATGCGTTGCTGAGTGCGGGGTCGCTGTATCTGTTCGACTTGGGGCATAGTTTGGGTGGTGTGAGCGGAGTGCCGGCAGCTGGAGCCTCCATTCCCAACATCGCTTACGCCGAAGCGGCAGCAGTGCTTGGTGCGGGTACCGAGAGCAGCTTGGCCGGGGTGTTCAGCAGCAACGCGGTCGCAGCTGACGCTCTGTTTGAGCGGACGCCCAAGAAGGGCCTACACGCCATTTACAGCCAGGTGAACAACACGGTGAGTGGTCATGGATCACAGATCAACATCGCAACAGCGATCCGTGACTACATCATCGCGAACAAAACCCACCTGTTCTATTTCTCGGTATGGGCACATCGCACACGCGCTGCGCTCTCTACGGGGCATCGATACATGGAGATCGGTAGCGGCGGTAACTTCCTGGGGTACATGAGTGGCGCCGGAAACACAGGCAAGGCTTCCGGGCTTTACAACGTCGTCGGCGGTGCCAACGCCGTGGCCAATCGGTACTCCTCGATGCGAGCGTCCGCTGGTAGCGGTGATACGGTGGCGGCAGCGGCCGGGAGTATTATTTTCGGTAACGGCGGATCTGGTTCCGCGCTGACCAATCAATGCCCCTCGGACATTTTCTATCGCGGCTACTGCGAGGATCTGACCGTGTCGGGGCGAACCTACGCTGACGTCGACGCCCTCGACAAGGCGTTATGGGATGCCGCTTTCGCTGCAGGTGGCCGGTTTGCTGGAGACACCTTCACCGCACCGTCGACTTTCCCATAGCTGGCCAGGTAAACCTATAAGCCCGCCGCAACTCATGGTCTGCGGCGGAAGCGGAATTTTTCCCAGCCGTTTTTGAACCTGAAAGTTCCGGTGTCTCCTCTGAGAGCGTAAAGGCTTGCTCTGTAACTAGCAGTGAATCGAGAAAATCCAAGACGTCTGATTTTTTTGTAGACCCAAACCCATCCGTGGTGATTGGTAGTTTTGGCGGGCCTTTGCACCATTGACGCGTTCCTTCTAGGGGGAATTTGGCGGGGATGATAGCGATGTGCCCCATCCAAAGGCTGTCAATTAATAACAGGACGGAACTTCTTGTAGCGGCGAGTTATTAGGCCTCATTCGTTTGAATGCAGCACCGTATAGAACGAACTCAACAGCGTTTATTTCACCTCCAATTCCCGCCGTTGTGCGGGTTTTTTTCGTCTGGAGAAAAGGCTATGGCACGACTCTCGACCACTCAAGCGGGCAGCCGCAACGCGCTGGCCTTCCTCGACATGCTCGCTTGGTCCGAGGGGACCAGCACGTCGCCGGCCACGGCCCTGGATGGTTACGACGTCATCGTGACGGGCATCGACAGGAAGCCTGAAGTCTTCACAGATTTCAGTGATCACCCCTTCGCAAAGGGACGGCGCTCGAAGGTCATCAACAGCAAGGGTCTGACATCTAATGCCTCGGGCCGATACCAGCAGATGTTGAAGGACTGGCCGTATTACCGAACTTTGCTGGCCCTGCCTGACTTCAGCCCGATCAGCCAGGACCTGCTGGCCCTGCAGCACATCCGCGAATGCCGCGCGCTACCTGACGTGCACGCCGGCCGGGTCGAATCCGCGATTGCAAAGTGTCGGAATATTTGGGCAAGCCTGCCTGGTGCAGGGTATGGCCAGCGTGAACACCGGCTTGCCGATTTGATCCAGCAGTACCGCCTGGCGGGTGGAGCACTGTCATGACGGCATTACGGAAAGTGTCACGCTGTCTGGCCCAAGCCGAGGAGGATCGTCTGTATTTTGAGTGTCCAGGGTGCGGCATGGCTCATGGCATTTCGCACGGCGCAGGGGTTGGTCCTCGGTGGGGGTGGAATGGGAACTTAGACGCGCCGACGTTCACGCCGAGCGTTCTGGTCCGATACACCTGGTCGGACGGCCCGAGGGTTTGCCATTCGTTCGTGACCGGTGGGCGTATCCAGTTTCTCCAGGACTGCACACACCATCTGGCAGGGCATACCGTCGATCTACCGGATTGGGAGGATGAGCAATGCTGACCACGCCACAGAAATTGGCGGTCTTGTTGATCGCTATGGCCATTGCGTTCGGTGCGGCCTGGCAGGTGCAAGCCTGGCGTTACACGGGAAAGCTCGCGAGCCAGGCCGCGCTTCAGGCTGACGATCTAAACAATCTGACCCAGGCCGCGCTCCGCCAGCAGCAGACCGAACAGGACAAGCGCCTGGCCACAGAGCAACAACTCGCCATCTCCGATCAACAGCACATACGAGAACTGTCCGATGCCAAACGTAATCAGGCTTTATTGCGTGACCGCCTTGCTACTGCTGATGTGCGGCTGTCAGTCCTTCTTGACGCCACGGACTCAGCCAGTGCCTGCGACGTGCCTGCCACCCCCGGCGCCGGCCGCGTGGTTCATGGCCCCACAAGAGCCCAACTTGACCCAGCGCATGCTCAACGAATTATCGGAATCACCGATGCCGGCGACCAAGGATTGATCGCGCTGCGGGCCTGTCAGGCCTACGCAAAAGAAGTCTCTACACCGAAGTAAAAGGAGCGGCCGGGCAGGATGCGTCAACATCCAGCCCGGCCACCTTCCCCGCAGAACGTCCCTGCAAGTCCAGCCAAGGCTCCTGCTTCGTGCACAAAGCGGAGCGAGCCTAGCACTGTTTATTCATACAGCAAAGGTCTTGCTTTTTTATGTCCACACCCATCATCCCTTGGATGGGCGGCAAACGCCGCCTGGCCGACCGCCTTATCCCGCTCTTCCCACCTCACGAATGCTACGTCGAAGTCTTTGCCGGCGGAGCTGCGCTCTACTTCATGCGTCCCCAGGCCGCGCCGGTTGAAGTTCTCAACGACATCAACGGCGACCTGGTGACGCTGTACCGCGTTGTGCAGAACCACCTGGAAGAATTTGTCCGCCAGTTCAAGTGGGCGCTCAGCTCCCGGCAGGTGTTCGAGTGGCAGAAGATGACCCGCCCTGAAACCCTCACCGACATCCAACGCGCCGCGCGATTCTTCTACCTGCAGCACCATGCCTTTGCCGGCAAGGTGACCGGGCAGACGTTTGGCACCGCCACCACTGGACCGGCCATCAACCTGCTGCGGATCGAGGAAAATCTGTCTGCAGCTTGGCAGCGCCTTTCCGGCACCTATGTCGAAAACCTGGGTTGGCTAGAGTGCGCAGAGCGCTACGACCGTGACCACACTTTCCACTACATGGATCCGCCTTACTGGCAGACGGCTGGCTATGGCGTGGACTTTCCCTTTGAGAACTACGAGCGGATGGCCGATTTTATGGGCCGTTGTAAGGGCAAGGTGATGGTCAGCATCAACGATCATCCTGAGATCCGGCACGTCTTTGATGGGTTTCACTTCGAGATGATTGATATTCGATACAGCACGGCTAATCAGCGGCAGGGAAAAACGGAAGTCAGCGGAGAGTTGGTCATCATGAATTGGGAGCCAGCAGCATTGGGCAGCCTGTTCTGAATAGGAGCACGTGCCGCCGTGTTGAGCGGTGGCGCGTCCACACATGCGCACCTCTCCGCTTGTCGAAATCCCCTACAGAAAAATTGACCGCAAGTGTTTTACAAAGTTAACTGTACATTCATACAGTAACTGTAAAAGGCCGCATCATGAGCTTCACCATTCTAGGTCTCATCGCTGAGGTAGGCGCGAAGTTGCCATTGTGTTCGTTCCAGGTCCCGGCCGGCTTTCCGTCGCCTGCAGCGGATCACATTGAGCAGCACATCTCATTGGATGAGGTCCTGAATATCCGTGCGCCCCATGTGTACCTGGTGGCAATCACCGGTGAGAGCATGCAGGGTGTCGGGATCTTCGATGGTGACTTGGCCGTGGTGGATCGTGCCATTGAGCCTATGCATGGGCATGTGGTGGTGGCCCTGCTGAACAATGAGCCTGTTTGCAAGCGCTTGTGTAAGCGCGGTCAGGAGGTCGTCCTGCTATCCGAAAACCCCAAGTTCCCGGCTCGCTACGTTCTTGAAGGCGACGAATTGTCGATCTGGGGCGTGATCACCAGCACAGTGCGCAGCCATGTCTAAGCAACAGCCGACCTTTGCACTGATCGACTGCAACAGCTTCTATGCCAGCTGCGAACGGGTATTCCGGCCCGACCTGGCGAAGGTTCCCATCGTGGTGCTGAGCAATAACGACGGCTGTGTCATCGCCCGGAGTTACGACGCCAAACCCTTCATCAAGATGGGTGAGCCGTATTTCCAGATCAAGCACAAGCTCAAGCAACACGGCATTGTGCCGTTCTCCTCCAACTATGCGCTGTACGGTGACATGAGCGAGCGCGTGATGAGCCTGATCGAGGCTATGGTGCCGGCAGTCGAGGTGTACAGCATCGACGAGGCGTTCGCCGATCTGACTGGTATCGATGGGCTTGATGCCTTAGGCCGGCAGATTCGCGCCCAAGTGCTTCGTTGCACCGGTATACCTGTCGGTGTTGGTATCGCGCAAACAAAGACCCTGGCGAAGTTGGCAAACCACACAGCGAAGCGCCTGCAGTCCGAAACCGGTGGGGTGGTCAACATCACCGATCCGGTTAAGCGTGACTGGGTGCTGCGCAATACGGACGTGGCGGAAGTTTGGGGTGTCGGCCGCAAGATGAAACTCCACCTTGACGCGCTGGGCATCAAGTCCGCCATGGACCTGGCCAGGGCGGATCCTTGGACGCTCCGTAAGAAGTTCAGCATCGTGATCGAGAAGACCGCCCGTGAGCTCGCCGGAACATCTTGTCTTGAGCTGGACGAGCCCGATCCGCCAAAGCAGGAGATCTGCTGTAGCCGGATGTTTGGCAAGCGCTTGACTGATCTACCTCCAATTAAGGAAGCGCTGGCCACCTACATGATGCGGGCCTCAGAAAAGCTCCGGGCCCAGGGTTCGTTGTGTAAGAAGGTGCGTGTATGCATCCGCACGGGCATGTTCAATCCAGAGGAAGCGAAGTATGCCAACGGGATTGTGGTAGATATGCCGTATCCCACCGATGACGTGCGACTGCTGACAAAGGCGGCTGTTGATGCTGTCGACCGTATTTACCGCCCAGGCTTCAAATACAGTAAGGCTGAAGTGATGCTGCTCAACCTGTGTCAGCCCGGCGAGTACACCGATGATCTGTTCGCTACTTCGCAACCTGCCGAGTCCAACCGAGTGATGACGGTGCTGGATGAGATTAATGGTCGGTGGGGGAGGGGGACATTGCGTTCGGCCAGCGTGCCACTTGTCCCTGATTGGGGGATGCGGCGTGAGATGATGAGTCAGAGCTTCACTACCCGAGTCGATCAGTTGTGGTCCGTAGCATGCAGGTAGCTCCTAACCGGCAAAAAAAATACATAGATTGGCCAGCTTCGTCATAGACACTGACGATTCGGAGGGTGAGCAGGGTCTCTGGTCATTGACGTGAGCCTTTGCGTGATCGATCATCCTATAAATTGGTACAGCAAGGATGAGAAGTATGTACTGGATAGAAATTTGCACAGACGGCAGCTATGTCTTTGGTGAAAAGGAATATTTCATCTCAACTGAAGGGATCGTTGAGTTAGAAGCAGATGAATTTGAGCGCTCTGGAAATGATTGGGCGAAGATAAGAATTCCATTTGAGATAGCAACGCCACATGGATTATTTACTTGGGACGTTGAGATCATTGAGTATTTTGAAAAAGACGTAGCTAGCTTCTTAGGGGCGTTCATCAGCAGTTTTCCTGAGGACGTTTTCCTGAAGGATGAGGTGACGTTCAGGCTTCAGGACGGCTGGCTCAATCCGAAGAAAATCCCTCCTAGACTTAAAGCCGTGAATGGCTAA